GTTGAGGTCTCCTTTTGCCGTTCCCGTTCCGATAGTACCTCCAGAGGCTTCAGCCCCTTGAGTGTTACCCATCGCGAAATAGTTATCATTGACATCTTGAACGATGATTGTCAAACGCCCCTTGAGCAAATCGGCAACTTCTACGTTGTCCGCTGCAATGAGGTTTGGCATAGTCATCTCAAGAACTTGAGAATAGAAAACAACTCCATTCTCCATTGAAGCGTTGACCGCTTGTTGGAATGAACCTGAGTTCTTTGTGAGTTCGAAACCAAATACTTCGATCGTAGCTCCCGCAGCAACTACGCCCGCCGTAATAGTCCCCCAATCAGTCGCGGCGAATTCTTTAATCCAAACGCGCTTGATTCCTCCGATTTTATCCTTGCAGGGAAACGCCCTGCCGTTGATTGTTAATGTACAAGCCATGTGATAGAGGAATTAAGGGGAGGGATTTAAGCCCCTCCCCGATTAATTAGGGTGTCGTAAACTCTTGTCGCCATACAGCTAAACCGTCCAAGTCAACGATTTGAGTACCGCCTGAGAACTTCATGATCACACGAGTGACATCGTCTCCCGTTACACCCGTCAAATCCAAAACAGACGCTTGGATATGGTCGGTCAACAAATCTGTACCGAAGTACAAGTTGTCAATCTTGGAAATGAGCAACGCATTATCAGGGAATCCGCCCGGTGTAATGATGTCATAGCCTGCATAACGAGCAACCAAACCATCATTCAAGAAAGGCAGGTTGTATTCAGCAGCGATAGCTTGATAGTACACCTGAGCAGACGCGCGGCTCATGAAAATCTTTGTGTTTGCATCTCCGGCAATCGTTGAAGGTGCGCCTTCTGCGCCTCCGGTGATAAGTGCCAAAGCGTCAAGGATACCCGTTGAGGTAGAACCAACGGTTGCAGCGGCTAGAGGTAAAGTGTCAATAGTCTCACGGTCGGGTGCGCCGTCTACGATGTTCTTCAAAATTCCGTTAAAGCTCGCGTATGCTGGAGTCGCTGCCGTATCGTTTACGAAGTTACCCGCCCAAATGTTATGCTCTACACCTTCAGCAACTTTCGCGGCTACGTATTGAGCAGCAAAAGTAGTAAAATCACCAGGAGCGTTTGAAGACTGTCCTCGCATTTGCATACCTTCCCAAGTAGCGCGAAGGTCTTTATTGCAGACTTGCTCGTTCACTTGAAGCGCAGTAGCTTCTAAGACGGCTTCTCCTAAAACTAGAGGGTTTGATTCGCCCGGGGTAAAGGTGCAGGTTGCTGCCGCCATACTTACTCCTGAGAACTTTCGAAGAACCGCCTTTGAATGGACGTTTTCAATTGTTGAGATATAACCATTTGCGATAGTGTCCGCAGACAAAACCGCAGCAGCAACGTAAGGACGTGCCGCTTCGCCAGCATACGTGCCGACTCCAACTGTAGCATTAGCCATTATAGAGAGAATTGATTGTGGATAGCGGCAACGCGATCCTTGATTGATAACTTTGAAAGGTCGACGGGCTTCGCAACTTCCATTTTGGGAGCGCGAGAGATTGTCTTGGTGGTTTGTTTGCTGAGTTCGGTGATCTTGTTGTCACGTTCCTCAATCTGAGAAGAGAATTCTTTTTTGGCTTCAGAGACTGCGTCAGCAATCATAGAAGCAACATCTTCACGGGTAATCATATCGACAGATGCCTCGACTTCTTCGACTTCTTCTTCTGCCACTTCTTCAGCGGGAGCTTCAGCGTCTTTCATTTCAGAGACAGTACCTTCAGCGACAACGAGCATAGAGCCGTCTTCGAGTTGATAGTCTCCGTCTGGAAGAGGGATGCGTTCGTTCTCGTCATTCATAACGAAAACAGCGACACCGACAGCGAAAGCGTCTGCGTCGGTCATGATTTCCTGTCCGCTTTCTAGGACGGCGGTAGCCATCAGCGAAACTTGTTCCTCCTTTTCTTCGACTGCGAGTTCTACGCTGTACTTTTCGAAGAGGTCGGAAATGCGTTCTTTTAGATTCATC